CACGCCCGGCAGGGTGATGATCGTGCCGCGCGTGATGGTGCCGCCCAGCGCCGCCGTGTTGATGCTGGCGCCGGTCTGGCCCGCCGCGCTGATCGCCGTACCGGTCACCACCTGGGTGCCGTTCGTGTGGGTGTCCACGTTCTGGTCCATGCCCATGTTCAGACCGAACGACGGCACCAGCATGCCGCTGTTGAACTGCTTGTCGATGGCGTTGTTGTTGTTGAACAGGCCGGCCATACCCTGGACCATCGAACCGTTGACGCGTGGGGCGGCAATGAAGGTGCGGCGGTTGTCTTTGCGCGGCGCGCCCATTTCGTCCAGGCGGGCGTTCAGGTCGGTCAGGCCTTGGATCGCCAGCGCCTGGGTGGTTGGCAGCGCGCCGGTGGGGTTCAGCGCGTTGAAGGTGGCGAAGTGCGCCAGTTGCAGGCCTTGGCGGTCAATCTCGTTCGCCACGGTGGCGATGGCGGCGGCGATCTTGTCTTCCAGCTTGGTCAGCGACAGGGTGCGTTCTGCGCTGGTGAACGACAGGTCGCAACCACCTTGCGAGAGGGTCAGCGGAATGGTGCCCTCGGTGGTACCCTGCGGCACAGCCACGCGGCCCGCGCGGTAGGTGTAGCGCGGTGGCTTTTTGATGTTGATGGTCTGGCCCGGCGCGTAGCCGCGCGACATGTTCTCGGTGAAGGTGTCTTCCCAGTCGCGGTTCACGTTGGCCGAAAAGGTCAGCATGTTTTTCAGCACTGCCAAGGCGGTCTTGGCGATGATGCTGTTTGTTGCAAGTACGTTGGACATGATTGGATCCTAAAAAGTGGGGTTGTGCTGCTTACCGGATGTATTTCGACCCGTTCGCCTTGGCCCAGACCTCGAACTCGGTCTGGTTCATCTTGTTGGGGTCGTTGGAGCCTGGCGCGCTGGCCGGGCTGCCTGGCTTGACAGGCGGCGGCGCGTTGGTGGTGCGTGCAGCAGGTGGCGGCGGTGGTGCCGACTTGGCGCCGATCGTGGTTTCCAGACGCCCGATTTCGCGGTCCATCTGGCGCACGCTCATGCTGTTAAGCCGTTCCGCTTCCGCCGGGTTTTTCGCCAGGTGGTAGACCAGATCCGGCCCCTTGTCGCTGTCCCGCAAGGCTTCTTGTAACGCGGGTGAGATTGCGATATTTGCCTTGCTGACCACTTCGACAAAATCGGGGATTCTCACCACGGCCTCGGTCACGCGCTGGTTGTATGCTTCGCCAGCGGCTTCCTGAGCATCCTTGCTGAACTTCTGCGATTGCTGCTCTGCCGTCTTCGCCAGGCCATCACTGACGCGCGTTTCGATCTTGTGATCGAGTAGCGCGGCGTCGTATGCGTCGTGGCTGTCAAAGTCGGCCAGCTTCGGGGCAGCTGGTGCCTGGCGCGATTCGGCCACTGATTTCCAGTGTGCGGCCTCGCGTTCGGCGGCGTTGCGGCGATAGGTCAGGTCATCGATGCGCTTCTGCACGCCCGATTTGTACTGTCCCTTGTCGTTGCGTTCCTGTTCCTGCTGCGTGCTGCCTTCCTCACCTGCTGGTGCCGTGGTGGTGCTGGTGTCGGTCGTGGCGGTGCCTTCAGCTGGTGCGGCGCTGGCCGGCGCGGCTGTGGCTGTGGCTGTGGCTGCCGTCGTATCGACTTGCGCGGCGGTGCTGGTGGTGTCGGTAGCGGTTGTTTCGGTTTGCATGGTCATTCCCAAGAGTTAAGAGCCGGATTTCTCATCCGTAGGGCCAGATTGCGCCTGGGCCGCTGCTTGGCTGGCAGCGAGGCGGGATGCTTCAGCGGCTTGTTCAGCCGATTGTTCAGATGCTTTTGCGGTATGGACGGCGGCTTGGTCGGCCTGGTCCATTCGGTGGTGGTGCGCCAGCTGGGCGCGCAGGGTGATCAGTTCTTCCTTGTCCATCAGCACGCCGGCGTTGATTTCGGCCACGCGCGCGGCACTGTCGGCGTTGATGCGCGCGACTTCCTCGCGGCTGGCGGCGTCCAGCTTGGCCTTTTCGATGCCGCTCGATGCCGCTTGCAGTTCCTGTTGCAGCTGGTCGATCATCTGGTCGGCCTGCTGGATGTGCTGCTCGATTTCCGGCGGCAGCGGCGGAGGCCCGACGTCTTCGTCGGTGCTGTCGTCCTTCGTCAGTTCAGCCGGCATGGTCTTTTTCAGGCGCGCGGCGATCTTCTCGGCGCCCGGCCAGTCCATGGACTCGATCACCAGGTCGCCCGCCACTTCCATCAGTTTCGGGAAGTCGCCGGCCACCGCGACCATGGCTTCGCTGGCTTCCTCGCGCAAGGTGGAATAGCTCGGCCCGGTGGAAACGGTAATGTCGTAGGTGCCGACCGTCAGATCGTTCAGCACTTCGGTCACCTGCTGGGTAATCGGGTCCACCTTCTGCACGTTGACCTCGGCGCTTTCGATCGTGCCGTCTTCCTTCATCAGGCGGACCACGCGCGCGGCGTCGTAGTAGTGCGGGATCATGTCCACCAGGCAGCGTCCACAGTGCCGAATCGAGCGGTTCAGGTTGTCGGTGTAGTGGAAATTGGCGGTGTCGCCCTGGCGCTGCTGGGCCTTCTCTTGCACGCCGCTGGTGGCGTTGCCGCGCGCGCCGATCGAGCTATCGAACAGCCCGGTCACGGCCTTGATGTTGTCGCTGGCGTGAATCGCCATCTGGAGCATCCCGACCGGCACGTCGGCCATGGGCGAGCGCTGGGGCGGCGGCGCCAGCTGCCCGCCGATCGTGACCGGCTTGTATTTCAGGGACGAAAACGACTTGGTGTTCGCGGCGGCCCACATGTCCTCGTAGCCTTCGTCCTGGCCCTCGGCCATGATGAACGGCGTTTTTGGGCGCAGGCTGACTTCCTCGGTGGCCGAAGTCATCCAGAAGTTGTACATTTGCGCCGGGTCTTTGGCGTCACGGATGATGCCCGACCTGAACACCTTGCCCTGGATATCAACCTCGTTCCCCCATACCGGAAACACCGGGATCCAGCGGCACATGATCTGCGTGCGCTCCAGGATGGCGCCGGCGGTGGCCTTGCACCACATCAGCTGTGGGATCTGGCTTTCGCGCTCTTGCGGCTTGCCGTCGCGGCCCGCCTTCACCTGGTCCACGCCGGCCACCAGGTCGGTCTTGAACTTGACTTCGCCAGTCTCCAGCATGCACAGCGTGCGCGTGGTGTATTCGAAGTAGTAGTACTCGACCTCGCGCACGTAGTTTTCGTTCATCCACCCTTGCTGCACCTGCTGGCCCAGCAATCCCATGGCCGTGGCCGTCGCCATGTCGGCGTCCGGATATTGGCGCTTGAACTCGCGGCGCGGCACGTCGCGGATGATGGCGCAGCGCTTTTGGTCCGATCCGTCCGCCTCGGTGCTGGCCGGGTCCATGAACACCTTCAGGGCATCGCGGATGCGCTGGTAGCGGATCACCTGATCGAAGCTGGTAGGCGATTCGTACTCGGTGATCAGGCGCCAGAAACCGAAGCCGATCGCCGCCGCGCTGTTGACCGCCGTGTCGTAGGCGATATCGGCGTTGCTGATGTACTCGATGTGGCGAATCACGCCCTGGTTGATTTCCGACCGCTTGATATCGGCGCCGCCATCCACTGGGTGCGTCTTGATGCCTGGCTTGTTCTGGCGCTGGTCGTTGGTGACCTGGTGCAGGAAGGTGGGCAGCCGGTTGAACGTCAGGCATGGCCGGTTCTCCAGCTGGCGCTGCCGCTTGATATCCTCGGGCCACTGGTCGCCAACCAGAAATTCAAGATCGGCCACGGCTGGAATGCGGTTGTGCGAGTCGGCGCGGATGGCTTCGTCACAGTAGTCGCGGATTTCCTTCAGCAGCGCGTCGTCGGACAGCTTGCCGCTGGCGTTGCCGGCGTCGTCGTTGGTGGTCTGGTCGCTCATTGCCCTGCCCATTTAGCCGCTGCCGCTGCCGGCATGCGTACAAGTATTGTTTTTGGGGAAGTTTGGAGAACGACGAAGCCGTGACGGCGTTGATACCAGTCCGATAGCTGCTCGGTGCTGGGTCCGCCATCCTGGCCGAATGTCTCGGGCATGAGGATCAAGAGTTTGCCGGCCTGGTCGGCTTGTTCGCAAACTTCTTGCATCAAGGAATTGGCGTGATTCTGCCCCCTTTCGTTGACTGCTGTCAACAACTCTGTTATCTCCAGGGCATTACCCCGAAGGTTCGGCGGCACCAGCGCGCTGTATGACAAGTGCAAGCTGGCCGGCCCCAGCGTGATCGTTCCCGGCTTCATCCCATCCATCCGCTACCCCCTTGGTGATAATTCTTTGTGGCTTTCTCTTCCTGTTTCGGCGGCACCGGCGGGCGGGCGAACGTCAGGCCCAGCGCGTCGGCGCAGTCGGGCGAGCGCAGGCCACGCTTTTTCATGTCCGCTTTCTTTTCCATCACCAGCGCGCTGTTGCTGTCGTAGCTGTACTTGATCTGCGTCAGGTCGGCGTGTAGTTCGTCGTTGTCGGGGATGCTGGCGGGCTGGTTGGTCAGCCACAGCAGGATTTCGCCCCACATTTCGGCGCGCTTGTTCGTGTACTTCACGGCATCGA